AACCTTGGCATTGCCCCAAACCTCGGCATCACCGCAAACCCAAGCCTTTCCTTCATGGGAAAGATTTTCTTCTTTCTCAATCCAACCGCCAAGATCACCAATTTTGACAAGACCAAATTCTGCTACCGCTCTGATTCTGTGAAGTGTAGCCGTTCTAAAAAATAAATTTATGGTCTTGGTTTCTCCTGTAAATTCAAATTTTTTCATGTTATTAAACCTCACTTTCTTTTAATTCAAAACATTCTTCAAATGTCATACCTGTATAATTAAGAATTTTGTATATATCAGATATGTTAAAATTTCTTTCTCCAATAATTCTCTGATAAGTAGCTACCCTACAAACTCCAATAACATCAGCAAGTACAACAGAACTAACCTCATTTTCTTTTATGAATTTTGCCAATCCGTTATAAATGCAATTTTCTGACAACCTCGACACCTGATGTCTGTTATCCCTCGTAACACCAACCGTACCAATATTTTGTTGAATACACTGTCTAGTGACACCAAATTTATTTGCAATTTCTTGATAAGTACACCCATCAAGACGCATTGCATACGCTTGAAGTTTTTGTTCTTTAGTCATCAACAACCACCCTTTCAATCTCTGCAAAACGTTTTGCGTTGATGAAGTACACCCATCGGTTATCAGATGTATGAATAGCGTAACCCCAAGGGAAAACCCCTTGCTGTAAGCCCTTGCGAACTGTGTTGTGGTTCATCTGCAACAGCTTTGCAGCCTTTTCCACATCTAACCGGGGAATTACCCCATTTCTTATTTCAGCAGTTGGAAGTACAACCGCCTGTTCATCAGATTTTGAAAAGTGATCTGATTCAAGTCCAAGTGCTACTGCAATAGCACTCTGAACATCTTCTGACGGTATCTGTTTACCTGAAAGATACTGACTGACAGAACCTTTACTTTTTCCAGTCATACAGCACACCTGACGTTGATTCAGGTGTAATTCTTGCATAGCCTGTTTTAACTTTTCACTGAATGTCATCTTGTTTCACTCCTTTGTTGGTAGATAATTTATCTACTTTTTAGGCAAAAAAAATCTTGTTTGCTTCTTCATTCGTCAACTTCAAAAGTTCTTTCAACACTTTAATTTCAGACGCTTTGAACTCTGTTTCATTGTTGACTTTCTTCATCAATCCATAATAAGTTAAACCGCATTTTTCAGCTAAGAACTGTAACTTATAACCGGATTCATCAATTTTCTGTCTTAACAGTGTTGTGTTTGTCATATTAGTTCTCACCACCTTCTGTTGTTGGGAATGGGCTTTTATTGTACTGTCTGTGTATTCTGATCATGATTCTGTCATCCGGTAATTCCTTGCGGTCAACAATGCTGTATTCCTGTTTCTTTGCTTCAATATCAGCAATGTAACGATCAAGTTCAGATGCAGAATCAAATTCAAGCATCAGATCAATACAACCTGCAATTACTTTCTTCATTTGCACAACCTTCCTTTCCGATTAGCAGCCCTTTTATAAATGTTGCCTGTTATGGGGTGGTTTTATTTTTCAGGGAATCACACACCAAGAAACCCTTATCAGATTTCACACTAAAACCTGTAAACTTGCTGTCCTACTATAGAATTTTTATAGCGTGTTTTTCTATGAACCGCTGAACAGTTTCACATTAAAACTGAACAAAACCTGTCAACCACTACATAACAGACAACACTTATAAAAGAACTGCTATCTTATTTTTGACCTACCATCATCAGTACCGGATGGTCATTCCCGGCAGACGGTCATTACTGACCGTTTCGGCTTATTCAACAACCGTCATCAGTCCATACTCACCAACCTTATAAGCTATGAACGAAACTGTGAACGGTGATTCTTTCAACTTCCTGATTTCTTCTTTGACCTCTGCTTTAGTGTCAACAGTCTTGCAATATTGTCTTGTTCCTTCATAACATTCAGGAAACCGTTCTGTGAAAATAATCAAATACTTCTTCATTCCGCACACCTCACTTATATAAATTTCATTCCTTTGGTTTTTCCAATTATCATTTCATTCTCTTTTTTATACTTCCGGTCAGGCAATGGATGGTCTGAGTGACCGGAAGCTGGTTACATAAACAACAAAGTACTGTGTCCTCTCGCTAGTTGATTCTTCCGTTTAACTGCTTCTTGGTTAAGGAGTAAAGTCACTATTGGCTAGTGCTAAACTGTTTTCTTCAATTAGTACAGCTCACTTTGCTTTCTTGTCCTACAGTTCCTACTTTCTTCAACTGTTTTGCCGGGTCATGTTTATTCTTCACACACTCTGTCTGTCATTCTCACAGCCTAACTACCATGTTACTTGTGTGTAGCCCTATCGCTTCACCCAGTCTTTCCTGCTTGCTTTGTTCTGTTTTTGAAGTAGATGTTTTATCTACTGACATCATAATACATGATGGTAGATAGAATGTCAACAGTTATTTTAAAAAAACTTGAAAAAAGTTGATATTTAATCTATTTCATGGTATTCTTTACTTATAAACAAGGAAAGGAAGGTAATCTTAATGAGTATAGGTCAACGTATAAAAAGTAGACGTGAAGAATTGGGAATGTCACAGGAAGAACTTGCACACCGGATTGGTTATAAAAGTAAATCCTCTATAAATAAGATTGAACTTGACATACAACAATTAAGACAATCTAAGATCAAACAGATTGCAGATGCACTTGAAACTACGACAGATTATATTATGGGTTGGTCTGAAAAGAAAAACGATGAACCAAAAGAAAAGTATGATGTTACTGATCTTATTAAAAATCAATATGGTTCAGATGTGTATGAACTTGTTCAGTTATATTCAAAACTGAATGAAGCAGGTAAAAACAAAATCATGGAAGAACTTCGTGATACTGCTGCATTACCAAAATACACCGAACCTGTAAAAAGGGACGCTCAAAAAATGGCATAATATACCAAATTTGGGAAAATCAGGAAAATATTATAATTGTAGACTTTAGAAAGGATGGTTGATCATGGGATTTTTAAGAAGTACAAAAGGCTCTATCATTAGTGACTATTTCCAGTTACAGGAAGATATTGCAGGTTTTTCAAAGGGTTATATGTATGACGTTGCGTTGTATGATGATCATTTAGAAATTACCTCAATGCAGAAACGAAAGCTATTACTTAATTATAATCAGATTACAGATGTGTTCTATGGTGGAAAGACTGAACTTATTCAAAAACCAAAGTCTGTGATCGGTAGGGCTGTAGTTGGTGGTGTAATATTTGGCGGTGTTGGTGCAATAGTTGGTGCTGCATCCGGTACAGGTACAAAAACCGGAAAGAAAACACACCTGTATTTTATCATCAGTTACACCAGTTCAGACGGTGAAGATAAATATATACAGTTTGAAGATACTAGAATGTACAAAGGTCTTAAGCTATCCAAAAGGCTAAAAGAACTTGCACATATAGAATCAGCACCGACAAGTGACATTCAACTTTAACGGTTACGGTTGGTTACGGTTACACTTAAAATCTATATCTTATATATTTTACTTTTTATACTTTTATTTTTTTTATTCATATAAGCGTTATATAAAGAACTTGTGATGAACCGTAGACAAGTGTAACCACCTTGTAAATCAAGGTAATATAACTGTAACCTCAACCGTAACTAAAGCGTAACCAAGTGTAACCAAGTGTAACCAGTAAAAAAAAACGACCCCAACCGTTGCAGCGGTCAGGGTCAGCAAAACCAAACCAAAGGAATGAAATGATTTGGACTATGCAAAAACCATTATAGCATTCATTCCTTATGGTTTCAATGAAAGGAAGTGCTATTTATGCAAGGTGGAGTAAGAAAAAGAGGTACAACATGGTCATATTATTTTGACCTTGGAAAAATTGACGGTAAAAGAAAGAAAAAAGAAAAAGGTGGATTCAGAACCAAGAAGGAAGCTGAACAGGCATTGACTGCTGCTATGAATGAATACAATAATGCCGGGACTGTATTTGAACCGACAGAAGTAACGGTTGCTGATTACCTGAATCAGTGGTTTGATCTGTACTGTAAGACCAACCTAAAATATAACACACAAGTTGGATATTTAAGAATTATTCAAGGGCATTTAATTCCAAAATTTGGTATGTATAGATTAAAAGCAATCACCCCGGCAGTATTACAGGAGTACGCTGTTGAATTAAAAATGAACGGTAATTCAAAAAGTCATTTAGTTGGTATTTTATCTGTATTCAGTGCAGCATTGAATTATGCAGTTGAACCAATGCACTATTTACAGTCTAACCCCATGCAGTATGTGAAATTTCCAAAGGTTGAGAGAAAACCACGTGAACGAATTGTACTGACATTAGATGAATGGTGTAAAATTCGTGACAGATTTCAAAACACCCGGTACTATATACCTTTAATGATTGGATTTTATACAGGCTTACGAATATCAGAAACATTTGGTCTTACTTGGGATGATATTGATTTTGATAAAAGAAAAATATCTGTAAATAAGCAGATTGTAAAACGTAACTTTGGGGCAGATGTAAGAAAGGTTGTTGAAAAGAAAGGTAAGAAAGAACAGCGTTCATCTTGGTACTTTACTACACCAAAAACCTTTACTTCCATTCGTGAAGTCCCTTTTGGTGAAACACTATATCAGGCATTGAAACAGGAAAAAGCTGAACAACTTAGGAATGAAATGAAGTATGGTGAATATTACACGATTCATGTTAAAAAGATTGAAACTGATGAAAAGGGTAATGACATGATCAGGATTGTACCAATTCAAAAATGTGTTGAAAGTCCACTACAGCGTATCAGGTTGGTGTGTATTGATGAAAACGGTCAGTATACTTCCACTGATTCATTTAAGTATTGCAGTAGGGTTATACACCATGAAATGCATCTTGCCTTTGATTATCACAGCTTAAGGCATACACACGCAACACTGTTGATTGAATCCGGTGCTGATGTTAAGAATGTTCAGACACGATTAGGGCACACCAACATAGAAACCACATTGCAGACCTACGTGCATGATACTGAAAAAATGGCTGAACGTTCTGTTGATCTCTTTGAAAAAATCACCCAAGCAAAAACGTCATAA